AAATCAATTAGCATTATAAAAGAAAAATTAAATATAGATATAATTCCTTCTAATATAAAAGGTTTTAAATGGTATATGGAAGACACTGAAAGTGACGGAACAAATTTTATATCCGATGAAGAAGTAATTAATTTAGCAAACGAAATACAATTATAAATTATGAAAGCAATTATAAAAACATTAATCAACGAACTAAGAGAGGGTGCAAAGAACGCCTCTTGGGCATTAAGAAATTAACATTATGGGAAGTGTAATTGATTATATAGATTGTCCTAACTGCAAACAAGAGGCATTTAGCGACTACTACTACAGAACGGGTGAGGAATATGTTAATTGTACGAATTGCGGTTATCATTACTCAGTCTCTATAAAGAGAGACGAAAACGGAAATATGATAAAGCTAGACGAAAGCAAGGAACTAGCTGTTGATAATGTAGTCAGGGAAGAATTTATTATTGACAAGCCATATGGGTCTTTCAGGATAAAGAATCAAGGATCTATAGGTGAACATAGCGGATCGTTAAAGGATAAGGAAGAGTACGATAGCTTTGTATCCGATATAGTATCGCTTACAAACCAAGAGAACACAATTGAGAGTTGTGTTATATCTAGGCTAGTAGACGGGAGTATAGTAAAGGAAGTATTGGTAGGTGATATCTACTACTTCGATGATTGGGTAAACGAGATGCTTAATCATTCAGACTACAGCGAATCAGAACTACTAGACTTTAAAGAATACTATCAGAACTTATTAACATTTGACGAGAACACTGAAATATTTATTAATCAATTATAAAAAATTAAAACATTATGAGTACACAAGTATTAGACACTAGAGACTTAATCGAAAGAAGAGATGAACTAAAACAAAGCGTTTTGGATTCATTCCTAGAAACATTCGAACACTACGAAGAAAGAACTGAATCGTTTGAAGATATCCTATTTAATGAGGAAGAGATTCAAGATTGGAAAGAAGATTGGTCTGATGAGATAGATGAAATTTGTCAGATAGATAACATTGAAGACACATTAGGCAGCGAGTTTGAGTATGGTATTACATTAGTTCGTGAGGACTATTGGGAAGACTACGTTGAGGATTTGCTTGTTGAAATAGGGTACCTACCAAAAGACCTACCTTGTTGGATAGAGATTGATTGGGCATCAACAGCATACAACGTTAAGCAAGACTACGATGAGATTGAGTACCAGGGAGATATGTATTTTGGAAGGTGTTAATCATTAAAAGTAAAAGAATTATGAGACCAAGAATAAATTCAAATAGAGTAAATGTATCCAAAGTAGTAGAACACTTAGAAAGAAAGAGAAAGGTGTACTCAGAGGCTATAAACGACCTTATGGATCAAGAAGGAGTGCCTTATAATAAAGCAAAGGAACTTCTAAATAGAAGGCTAGTAGAAAAAGTAATATTTAAATTCTAAATATATTATGGTATTAGTAAATAGAATAGATAATGAATTTTGGCAGATGCGAGTATTCAATCCAAGCGGTAATGTTTGTATTGAACTCCTCTGCTTTGATTTGAGTAGCCTTATTGCGCAGTCTAAGGAGATATACAATATAGATATTAGAACTAATTTAAACTAAATGAGAGTGATTAACAATTTTAAAAACAAATAAGATATGGAAGAGTATAGTAGCTGTTGTGGTGCAGAAAGACACTACATATGGAGTGACTTGTGTTCATCTTGCTTAGAGCATTGTGATTTTGAAGACGAAAGCGATGAAAGTTAGGTGTACGTCAGTCATAACAAATGGTTTAATTAGAAAGGCTATAACTAGATATAAGTGGTATAACGTACTATGGAGTAACCAATACGGATTTACATTCATAAACGATAAAGGAGACCTATCTCTAGGCCGATTTAAAAATTGTAGTTTAATAAATAGTAATTGGGAAACCAAACAAAAAAAGTAATTATGGAGTCAAGAAAATTTACGCTATTCGAAGTAGCAAAAATATTAAGAAAACAACACCTAAATAAACTTAACTATAAGGAATACAATAAGTTTACCCAAGATGATTTTGAGGGTGTTGAGTACGTTAGGGTACACGGAACAACAAGACCAAAGGACTATGTTAATGCAGATAGCAGAACATATAAGGTTATCAAGGCACTTTCCCCTAGCGGTGAAGAAGTTAAGTACAATGGAATTGCGGATATATGCGACGCCTTAGATATAAAAGCCAAGAACTATTGGAGAAAGTTTGCCGAGAATAAAGGCTATAAAATTATTAGTGTTGAAGAATTTTTTAAAGAAAACAATGTAAATTATGAAGGGAATATTTAATTACAGGTTTCAGGAAGTAGAGGTTGAGTACGAGGTTGTTGTTGATAGCGATCCAGAATACAACCCAGAGATAGTAGTTCAGTCGGTATTTTACAACGGAACTGACATAACAATGATTATGAGTCAGACTGACGAGCTAGAGTTAAAGGAAGAAATATATGATATATTATTTAATTAATTAAGATATGAATAAACCACAAATCATTGCAGAACTAGAAGAGATTATGGATTTTGCAGAGCAGACTGAGAACATTTATCTATACCATAAATTAGAAAGAGTTATAGACTCCTTAAAGGAGAATTGGAGTATGGAAGAATTTTATTTGTTGGAAATGCAAAAAAATATTATGTAATCACTTGTATATTAAAATATTATACTTATATTTGCAAAGCTGAATATCCGACAACAGTAGTAAAAAGGTAGGAGAGTTAAATTATATTAAAAATGAGTTCATTATCAAATCTTTATTTAAAGAAAGAAACACTTGAGACACTATTGAGAGGTGTTAACGCTAAAGAATTAAGCGGTATTGATATTACGGTATCAATTAATGACGAAGTAAAAACATTCGAAGGTAAGAATGGAACAGTAGTTCAGAATGTATCTGCATTTGTATCTCAAAGCAAAGAAGAAAGAGATTCTAAAAAAGACAAATTTTATGTAGGTAATGGTCGTGTATTTTGGACAGACGGAAACATATCTGTTGCAGAACAACCGCAAAGCAATTCATCTGCACCTAGCAAGAAAGAAGAGGCTGTACACAATGACCTCCCGTTCTAACTAGTATTAGTAACAACACAACATTTATAAGGAGTATCTAAAACAGGTACTCCTTTTTTAATCTAAAAAAAATACAACTATGGCAACAACAAAAAAAGAAAGTACGATGAATTTATTTCAAAAATTATTAGAGATTCAAAAAAGAGTAGTAGGACTTGGTAAGGATTCAAAATCATTTGGATACCAATATGTATCTGGATCAAAAGTATTAGAGCATATCAAACCACTTATGAATGAATTCGGAATTATCCTTAAGCAAGAGGTATTAGATATTGAGAATACAAGACAAGACTATACAACAAAGAATGGTCTTAAGAGTGAGATACTTACCAAAGCAACTATGCGATTCACTTGGATTGACTGCGAGACTGTAGAGAAAGATGAGAATTATTTCGCTGCGAATGGTCAGAATGATTGGGAGAAAGGTCTTGGGTCAGCATTAACATATGCAGAGAGATACTTCTTACTTAAGTACTTCCACATTAGTACTGACGAAGATGATATTGATAACCCTAATCGTAAGCCAGTAGAGGTTACAAAACCTAATAACTCCACAGCTACAAATACTAAGAAACCAACAATCTCTGATATGGATGCCGTTAAGAAAGCATTAGCTTCAAATAGAGAGGGTACAATTAAAATGTTGGAAAAATATGATGTAACTCCAGCGCAAAAGAAAGAGTTAGGTATATGAATAAAATAATCTTAATAGATGCAGACTCCCTATGTTACATAGGGGGTTCTTGCGATGAGGTAGATCAAGCATATGATAAGGTTGACGAGGCACTATCAAACATAATAGGCAAATCTTCAGCTAGTCACTATGTAATATTTACCGAGAGACCTTACAATAATCTATTCAGAAAGAAGATTGTTAATAGCTATAAGATTGGTAGGGCTAACAAAGAACTTCCAAAATTTTACAAGGAGATTAAAGAATACTTAATTGGATCCTGGAATGCTTACGGAATACAAGGGTATGAGAGTGACGATGTGATTATATCTACTTGGAGGAAGTTATCAGATGAATATCCCTTTACTGAAATACTTGTAGCTGGAATGGATAAAGACCTTAAGCAATACCCAATAACATTGTTCGATACATATTATAGAAGATTCGGAGAAGTATCTGAAATAAGCGAAAGTGAGGCAAACTATAATTTATGGTTACAAGTTATTATGGGCGATTCTACGGACTCAATTAGCGGAATCAAAGGTAAGGGTATAAAGTATGCGGAAAGTGTCTTAAAAGACTCTAAAAATCACTTTATAAGAACTTGTAGAGCATATAGAGAATGTTATGGGTCTAGATGGCAGAAGAATTTAATTAAGAACTACGTTCAGGTTAGATTGATAGATAATTTAAACGTGAAGATTGATTTATTAGAAGTGGAAATGTTTTAAAAATTAAATTATGGCAAAAAATAAAGTAGAGAAATTCTTCCCAAAGGAAGAGGATATGGCTATTGTAGGATTGATCAACAAGGAAGTAAAGGTAGCATTCTCAGTAGAGAAAGCAGACTACGGATTTTATGTTGTTAGGTATGAACTAAACGACAATCTAGAAGGACTCAAGAATACAATTAAATACAAGAGAATAGATTTAAAAGAGAAGGACTCTAAAAGAAACAGAGTTATATTCTCAAACCAAGAGGATGCCGAGAGAGAGGCATTATTATCATACAAGGAATTGTTTAATTATATATCAAATAAAAATGGGAACAACACAAATTAAAAGCAGTATCATTAAGAAAGCAAGATTAATATTTGATACAATAACAGCAGCGAAGAAAAAAGAATCATTATCAGAGGATGTTAATTCATTAATGTTTATGGCTATGAATGGAAAGACCACTGAAGAAAGCATCAAAATTAAGCATATGTTTGATAATGTATTCGATAGGGAGTTGAATAGGAGAATGGAAGAGGCTAATAGAGAATTGGTTTCAATTAATAAATTTTTAAACAAGTAAATATGTTCTTAGACGAAGTTATTAAAGATATAGTAGTTAGAAATGCTGAAGTGGTGAAAGAGAATAAGATTAAGGAAGACACTATTGTTTCATCAGTTATGTTTCAACTGGCACAAAGAAGTATGGTTGGACAAAAGAAGTACGGAACAACTCTAGACGAGAATCAGAGTGACGACTTCCTGGAGCACTTAAAGCAAGAATTACTTGATGCCGTATTATATATTGAGAAACTAAAAAGAATTAGAGATGGAAAGTAAGACACTACAAAGAATTATATTCGAGTTATCAGATTGCAAGAACAAGAGAGAGTTCTCTAAGAAGATTAGAAGATCAGAGAGTTATACTGCAAATATGTTAAACTCAGAGGTAAATGTAAGCGTAGAGCTTGGAATTGATATGATGCAAAGACTTTACATTGATGAAGAGGAAATAAAAGAGGTAATCGTAGAATATATTAAGGAAAATTTCTTTGTGAATCAATATAATTAGTATCTTTGTAAAATAATCAGGTGTGGCGTATTGGATACGTAACCGATCGAAAGGAAGATAGATGGTTCGATTCCATCCACCTGACCTTAGTAGTTAGTAGACAAATAAAATTCCTTGTAAACCTTACAATGTAGGCAAGAGTGTTGGTTGTTTCGCTATCGGTGTCTACTAATGATTTATTCATAATGGCCGATAAAACACTCTATAGGTGACAGGTGTGGAAAGACACACTTTTTTATATTAAAATTATTCGTATATTTGCAATGTAATTTTCTGTGGAGGATTAAATTACAATTTAAAATATTAAAACATTATAAGAAACCTTATAAGGATTAGAGCCTCCACCTCGAAACTTATAGGGTTTTCTGTTTTTAAAAAAATAACAAATGAATCATAGTTTTAACGTAGATATAGCAAAAAAATATGGTGTAGAATGCGCTATAATTTTAGAAAATATTAGTTGGTGGATTGCAAAAAACAAAGCCAACAAAAAACACTTTTACGAAGGAAGATATTGGACTTATAATTCGGCTAAAGCGTTTTCTGATCTTTTTCCTTATTGGTCAGTACATCAGATAGGTCGTTTTTTAAGAAGACTGCAATTAGAAGGTTTAATAATATCTGGAAACTTTAATAAAGCTGGATATGACCATACAAAGTGGTATAGTATCAATGACAGCTTGATTTTGCAAAATTGCAATATCGAATTTGCAGAATTGCACAATCCATTATGTGAAAATGCACAACCTATACCAGATATAAACACAGATATAAACATATCCAATGTGGTTTCCGAAAAACCACAGATTGATTTTGATAAGTTATTATTATTTTTTAATACCGCAACTGGAAAGAATGTTAGGGTTGTAAATGATAAGACAAAGAAACAATTCAACGCTAGATTAAAAGAGGGGTATACTAAGGCAGATATATTCAATGCAATTAAGAACTGCTACAATGATGATTACCATCAAAATAATCCAAAGTATCTTACACTTGAATTTATATCAAGACCTGATAAGCTAGAGAAGTACTCTAACTATCAAAAGAAAGTTGATGTGTTACCAAGCGATTGGTTTCATAGAGAACTAAGTGAAGGTCAGAAAGACTTACTAGATACAAGGCAGTTAGATATGTGGAAGAGAAACAAGAACGCTATAGAAATGGAGGGCGGTAGATTATATCCAATTAAATTAATTAAAAACAAATAAGATATGAGAGATACAAGAGTTGCGGTATTTAACAACATAAACGATACATCAGAGCCAAGATATGTTGATATATTCAAGATATTAGAATCAATCAAGGATGGTAGTTTTAAGAACAAAGTAGAGGCTATTAGAAACGAGAATGATAAGGGATTGCAAAGTAGATTAAAGTCTTCATTGGTATCAGTACTATTCTCCTCTTCAAAACAAGAAGGTGTAGAGAGCGGAAGAAATGGTAAGGTATCTTGGAGAACCGATAAAGGATTAGTAGAGCATAGTGGAATTATATGCTTAGACCTCGATAAGTTTGATAATGAGTTTGAGATGATGGCTGTCAAGAGTGAACTTATGAATGACAAGTATGTATTCTCAGTATTTATATCACCATCTGGAGAAGGCCTTAAGGTATTAGTTAAGATACCAAGAGATATAAGCAACCATAGAAAATACTTTTACGGACTTAAGTCACACTTTAACTCAGACAACTTTGATGACTCTTGTGTTAATGAGGCTAGGGTTTGCTATGTGTCGTATGATGAAGATATATACATCAACGTACACTCGCTTGAGTTTAGTAATATGCTTGAGCAGAAGGCCCCATCAGTTGAGGTAAAAGAGATTGCGATTCAAGTAAAGGTTGATAACGATAGAGTTATTGATGGTCTTTACAAGTGGTGGTCAGAGAGATATGGATTGGTTGAAGGTGAGAGAAACAGGAATACCTACATATTGGCTATGGCATTCAATGAATTTGGAATACCAGAGTTGACAGCCAAATCATTTATGTCTCAATTCGCTCACCAAGACTTCGATACTCAGGAGATTAATTCTTGTATAGAGAGCGCTTACAATAAGACGCACTTATTCGGAACAAAATCATTTACTGATGAGGAGAAGATAATGCAAGAGTATTCTCCTAATGATGTGGTAAAGAAGGTAGCTATATCGGTTAACTTTGAGAATATATACAAGTCATCATTTGTCGATGTAACAAAGAGGATTGAATACCCTCCAGTAGCTATATCTGTTGGATCACATCAGATGGGTAGTAAGTCATTCCCAATTCCATTTGGAACATACGGTAACTTCAGTTGTATTGTTGGTGCATCTAAGAGTAAGAAGACATTTCTTAAGTCCTTGATAACTGCATCATACATTGGTGGTAAGACATCTAACTTTACATCATCAATTAAAAGCCATAGAGATAGGGAGTGCTTTGTAATTGATTTAGATACAGAGCAGTCAAGCTGGCACGCTCAAAATGTATTTAAGAGAGTTACTAGGCTTGTAGGTGTTGATAATTATGAATTCTACAAACCATTTGCATTGAGACCATACGATCCAAAGGAGAGATTACAATTCATTGAGTGGTTGATATATGAAAGCGATATGAAGGATAACATTGGTTTTATAGCGATTGATGGATTGGCCGACTTAGTAAATGACTTCAATGATTTAAAGGAGAGTCAGGCAGTAATTCAAAAGGTTATGAAGTGGACAGATGATAAGCAATTTCACCTTACAACAATTTTACACTCTAACTTTGGAACAACTAAGGCAGTAGGACACATTGGTTCCTCTATGCTTAAGAAGGCCGAAACTGTTTGTCAAGTTACAAATGAAGGTGATTCAGTAAAGGCACACTTCAGTCACACTAGAGGATTTCCTATAGCTGACTTTTATTACTCAGTAAACGATGATGGACTTCCGTACTTGCTTAATGAGAATGCAGAGCCAATAATTAGAAAGGTTGTAAAGGAAACTGATGAGAGTGATAGCTTTGATAAGGATAAGTCAATTCCAACAGCTAGTCCTAACGATGCATTTGGACCAATAACAGACATTAACGATGAGGTTCCTTTTTAAAATATGGAAGAAGAATTATACACACTGCAAGACCTATCCGATGTACTGAAGATAGGTCCAAGATCAGTAGCCTACAGAATGAAGGCATTAGGAATAAATAAAGACGGTAAGAAAGGTAAGATTGTTTACCTTGACAAAGATGAGTACGATGCTATTGTTGGATTCACAAAGAAAGAAAATAGAAGAGATTACGATTCTTCTTTTTATTCTAGAAAAAAAATATACATAATTGAATATTTTATTAGAAATAGAAAGAATTCAGCAATAGATATGGCTAATGTATTTGATACAACCGAACACTTTGTAAACAGGGTTTTAAATGAATACTTAGAAAATAGTTGTCAAATATTAATTAGGAGTAAAGAAATTTAATTAGATTTGTAAAAAAAGAATTATGACACCAAAAGAAAAAGCAAAAGATTTAGTTAGAGATATGGAGTTTGAAATTCCGTATGTTCACGATCCAACAGAACCACAGGGTGATGATATCGCTAAACAATGTGCATTAATAGCAGTTGATGAGATAATTAAAGCTATACCTGATGCAAGTGATGATAATTCTCCATATAATCACGAATTAAAATATTGGCAAGAAGTAAAACAAGAAATAGAAAAATTATAAAGTATTTTTTAATATGGTTAGGTTATGAATTTATAAGACCAAAGAGTATTGGGCTATGGTATTATTT